GAACTACATATTATCAATTAGAAGATTATAAAACCGATGAAATAATATTTCCATTTGGAGATTATACAAAAGTTAGTTGTGATTCAACATCAAATTATTTTTTAATGGATTTATCAACATTACCAATCAATAGAACATATGTTTTAAAATTCAAAATAGTTGAAAATGGTATATCTACAATTATAGACGATAAATTAATATTTGAAATAATTTAAGTAAATGACTAATTTAGAAGCGATAGCAATAAAATTACAAGAAGAAAAAGATAAACAATTAGAATCAATTTTAAGAGTATCGGGTTCTGCTGCTATAACCAAAAATGAATATGGTATAAATGTTATTGAAGCAAATAATCCAGCTTCATCTTTATTATTTAAAACTTTAAATAAACCAAAATATGATGAACAGGAATTATTAAAAGCAATAGATGTTGAGGTTGTAGAATTAAGACCAAATATACCAACACCAAATTTGGATTTAGTTCCTAGACCAATATATACGGAACAGGTTGTATTGGTTGAAGATTTGAGAAAACAAGTAGAAAATTTAACAACAACTGTTAATGATTTAAATTCACAAATAACCACATTAGAATCACAAGTACAAACTGAAATAAATAATAGATTAAGTATTGAACAATTGAACGATGTATTGACAAATCAAATGGATACATTAACAAGTACAATAAACGATTTTTCAGGTCAAATTGCAACATCATTACAAAAATCGGTAGATGAGAGTATTTTAAGAGCATCATTACAATCACAAAATGCCGGTTTCAAAGCACAAATAGAAGCATTGATTCAACAAATAAATTCATTGAATTCAATAATAGAAGGTTTACAATCACAATTAGGTGCAGTTAGACAACAAAAGGATATTGAACAGGCAACAAGAGGACAGGGTGGTGATAATATAAATAAAGTAGTTAGTGCAAACTTTGAAAAGAGAGGTTCAGCAACCGACCCAACTATGTCTTACAAAATTAAGAATGCAAGAGATAAACAAAAAGAGTGGGTAAATGGTGAGAATCTAACCCTTATCAACAATGATTTAGAACCAGTAAAGGTAACAATCACTCCGGTATTTACACAAAACCAAAGATGGTTTAGTGTACCAAAGAGTAATTTTGAAATATCACCTGGTGCAACTGAAAAAATAAAATTCATTGATACTCCTAATGGTATATCATTTGGTAAGAGAGATAACACAACATTTTATGATGGTACACTTAATATTAAAATAGATAGAAAAGATGGAACATCCGAAACTAAATCATTTAAAACCAAATTAAAAGTAGCACATCCAAAGAGTTATGATGGATTTTAAATAAATAAATTATGAGTATTAAAAAATATACAAACATTGAAGATATTAATAATAAATCATCGAATGAAGGTCAATTTCTTCAATCGGATGACTTATTTATTGTTTCAAAATCAGAAATAGAAGCTACGGATTTTGGAAATGGTAAATATGATGTTATG